CCGCGCTGTGGAGGACACCGTAGGCAACGACCTTTCCGCCTTCCAGCTTCACGATCTTGTCGCCGTTCTTCGCCTCTCGGCCATTTCGGTAGTGCATGATGTTTCCTTTCAGTGGTGGAATTCGGGCGTGGAGGTGACCAGGGTCTAAACGAGCCCCTGGATGATGCCGAACGCAGGCGCGAAGTGCAGTTCGAGGTTGGCGTCGCAGTAGACGCCCATCTCATGCAGGCGCTTGTACTGCGGCCATTCGATGCCGTAGTAAGGCTGCCGCTCGCGGACCACGATGGGGCCATCCTGGAGCTGCTGGACCTGGTAGGGCAGGCGGCTGGACAGGGCAAGCACCGTTCCGGCCGGGATGTCGGGGTGGACATGCACGGCGATGGACTGCTGGACCGTGGGGAACGGGTTCAGCAGGTCGGGGATCTGGTACCCGGCCACGAACTTCTTGCTATCCACGGACTGGCCGTCGGTGACCATGCGGACCAGGGGCTGGGAGCCGTTGGCTGCGCACAGGTTGCGGATCTGGATACCCTGCGTCGCGTTGACGAAGAGGTCCGTGGGTCCGAGCTTGTAGTTGTTGAACATGCTCACGAGCATGTTGGTGATCTGGGTCACCCCGCCCTCACCGTCGGACGTGAAGCTGGTTCCCGCGGCGTCCGAGAAATACATCCCGTTGCTCGCGTAGGCGGCGGCGTAGTTGAGCAGGCCGCTGAAGCTGTTGACGGTGGAACCCTGCTGGCTCTGGTTGTTGAAGCTGTAGTCCAGCGTCGAGTTCCAGGCGGTGATGTTCTGCCCGGTGGTGGTCGGCGTGGTGGTGGTGGTCCAAGTGGGCGCGGTGACGACCGTCTGGAGGGTCAGGGCACCGGTCAGGCCGGCGTAGACCGCATAGGCCACGGCGCCAGGGACGCTGGCCCAGGTGGCGGTGAGGTTGGTGCTGCCACCGGTGGCGCCGGAGTTCTGGATGGTCGAGGCGATGCCGTAGCCCTGGTTCACCACGTCGGTCGTGCCGTCCGTGTTGGCCCGGGTGACCTGGGGCTGGATGCCGTTCGCCAGGACCAGGTTCTTGTAGCCGAACAGGGTCAGAGGCACGACCTGGACGTAGTACGTCGCGTTGGCGACGGTGCCAGCGCCGCCATGGCCGACGGTCACGGTACCGACCTGGCCGAGGCCCTGGGTCTGCATGCCACCGATCAGCTGCCACTCTTCCTTCTGCTGGAGGTCATAGACAGCCAGCTGCATGGCGGTGGCGCGGACATCCTCGAAGTTCTGGGAGGCATATCGCGCTTCCCATGTCACCGGGTTTTCCAGGCCGATCCCGGCGTAGGCGGCGGACAAGGGCGTGACGGTCGTGTTGATGGCCGCCCCGCGGTGACCTTCACCCACTTCCGAGGTGGTGGTCAGATCGAGAGAGGTGATCGCCTTCCAGCGGTGGGACGTGTCGCCGCGGCCCGGGCGGCGGGGAATCATCAGCCGGATGGGCGTGATGAGGGGGATGGCCTTTTCTGAGGGCGTCTGGAGGTCGTAGAAGACCAGGCCGGTGCCCTGGCTGATGCCGCCAGCTTTCAGCAGCTGATCGCGGCTGCCCGGATCGTTCTTGCGGATGGACCGAAGGAGGTCCAGGGTTTCGTAGGTGAGATCCATTGTCTTTCTCCGAGGGGGCGGTTTTTATCCGCCAAAGGAGGGTTGGAAAGGGTTAAGCGCTGAGAGGCGTCCTCATGGCCTTTTTCATGTCGAAGAGGGGGTCTTTGGGGTCGAGTTCCTGGGTGAGATCGTCACCGGGCAGCAGGCCTTCCTTCTCTCGGGCCTTGGCCAACAGAAGCTCCAGGGGCGAGGCGGCCGGTTGGGCCAGGGCCTTCTCCAGCAGGCCCTTCATCTCCGCCAGCGCTGCGCCCTGATCGGACACGGCCTTGCGCAGGTCGCCCAGCTCAGCCGACTTCCCGGCGTCGTCCTTGACCGAGCCCAGGATCGCCTTCACGGCCTTCCCACAGGCGTCCTTGTGGGCGTCACAGGCGTCCTTGTGGGACTTGTGGGCCTCGTCCAGGTCCTTCATCGCCTTGGAGGTGTCGTCCTTACTGGCGTCGTCCTTGAGGGACTTCACCGCGTCGGACGCGTCCTTGTGGGCCTTGTGAGTGGCCTCCACGTCTTTCCAGGCCTTGGAAACGTCATCCTTGGCCGCTTTCTTGAGATCATCGGCCATGTCGGCCTCCAATGAAACGGCCACGGGGCCGTGTGGGTGGGATTCCCATCGCTTGAGCAGGTGGGCTTTCAAGGCCTTCGCAGCCTTGCTTTCAGCCCCGCGCAGGGGCATTCCTTCCGGGCCGGCGGAGGAAACCAGCAACTCCTGGGTCTCCTCCTCGGTGAGCTCGCCGAACACCTCGACGCCCATGGACAGCCACTCGCGCAGCTTGGCGGGCATGGTGGACTGGTCGCCCTCCATCTCGGCCTCGGCCTGGAGGGACTGACACATCCAGCCGATCTCCTGGAGCATCGAGGCCAGCGAGCCCACGGTATACATGGACTTCTCGGCGGCGCCGTCGAACTTGGCGATCTGGAAGCGACAGTCCGGGTTGGCGGGCCGGTCCACCACGGAGACCTCGGAGAGGCTGATGCCGGTGATGATGTGCCGGTCGCTGGGGTCGTATTTGACCTTGCGCCCGCCGATACTGAAGCCCTGAAGGACGCCCTCCTTGACCTTCTTGACCGTCTCGGAGTTGATGATCCGGGCCTCAAACTCGGTCTCCCCAGCATCGTTGACATGGATCGACAGCGCCTTCCCGGCGGCGATGTTCGAGTGCATCTCGCGCACGTTCGCCCACTGCATGTACTCCGGGATGGCGGCCTTGATGGCGCTGGCCAGGATCACCTCGCCATCGCTGTCCTTGGTCTCGCTCGATGCCAGGCCGGACACGATGATCGAGCCGTCGTCCTGCTCCTCAGCCTTGGTGAAGTTGGCGAACAGGTTGAACGAGGCTTTGGCCAGCGCAGCGGCGCTGCCCGCCTCCTTGAGCAATGCGTACGTCCTAGCGTCGGCCACCGGGCACCTCCTTGGGCTTCTTGGCATCCAGAACCTTCTGGACGTCCGAGTCCGAGAGGATGGAGATCTCCTCGAGCTCGAACTTCTTGATCCCATTCCGCGGCGTCACCTTGCCCCGGATGGAGAAGAAGTAATCCCCACCGATGGGCAACTGGTCCGCGTCCACCCGGAGCGTGCCGATGGCCTTGTGCCGGTCGAAGCCGATGGTCACTGGAACTTGGATACCTCGTGGCATGGGAACCTCAGCGGTCGTAGTGCAGGCCCTCTGACTCGCTCAGAAGGGCTTGAAGGGTTGAAAGGTTGGCCGGACTGGGGTCGCTCACCACGGCCTGGGCCCCCGCGCACAGGCGCTCGTAATAGGCCGCGAACGTCTTGCAGACGGCGTGCCCGCTCTGCTCGCACATCTCGTAGACGCATGAGGAGGTGGCGGAGGTGATGACCGGGAGCGGCACTAGACACCACCCATGGACTGGAACCCAGCTACCTGGGCATCGGTGCCGGTGAGGGCCGTCACGACGAGGCGGCAGTACTTCCATGGCACCAGGGGGCTCACGGAGGCGTCCGCGCCAAACATGCCGGTGCCCACCAAGACGCTGGACGCAGGCGGGCCCGCTGGGGCAACCCCGGTGCCGGTGCCGGTGAGGCTGATCGCCGTCCCAACGCCGGCCGGAGCGACGCTGGTCTGCAACCCCACGGGCAGGCCGGGGATGTCGTCCCCGAATTCGAAGTGGCAGGTCGCCGTCACCGCGCCGGATGTGCCGGTGAGCTGGGCATAATAGGCGTCCGGGGCGTCCGTGACCTTCGCCCAGGCAGTGGCGCCGGTGGCGGTGAGGGGCGCCCCTACGGCCTTGGGTTGGGCCACACCAGCGCCCGGGCCCATGCCGCGGTGCCAGACTCGGAGGAATCCATCATCTGAGCTGCTCATTTACTCCTCGCTTTCATTGGAAAGAACTGCGATTCGGTCACAGCGACAGTTCGGGTGGGCCACGTCGTCAGCGGCTGTGCCGTCAGAGAACTCCCCGTCCACCGGGGCCTCCTGGCCGTCCAGGTCCTCGCACTGGTCACAGGCGTCCGCCTCGGCCGTAAGCCACTGGACCCGCTCCACACCAGCTTCCTTGCTGATCTCCATGTTCCCCTTGAGATCCGCCATGGCGGACTCGGTGCGAGAGATCACCTCGGCCCGGTCGGGGCTGAACTCGTAGGCCTCATCCAGGGCGTCGGCCAGGCGGTTGTTGGACCAGCCCTCGGTCATAGCCTGCTCGACCAGCTCGCGCACACCGTCCTTGGTGGTCTGTTCAATGCCGACAATCTGCTCGGCGGCGTGGGTCTGGGCCCAGATGATGCCGCGCTCGTTCGCCAGCTTAAGCATGGCGTCCGTGGCATTCAGGACCTGGCCGGCCGCCGCCGCGCCCCCCTGGTAGAGGTCCAGGGCCTGGGCCTCCATGAGGGCTTGGAACCGCAGGAAATCGTCGTCCGTTACGATGTTGACGATAGGTTCGCCCTTGGCCAGCTTGTGCTCGGTGGCGCGGATCCGGGCGATGGCCGCCTTGCGGATCCGGTCCAGCTCCTTCGCCGCCTTCAGGGTGTAGGCCGCCTCCATCTTGAGGAGGTCTTCCCGGTTCCGGCTGGGCAGGGCCTTGTGGTTCTTGGCCATCTTCTCAGCCGAGCGCCCGGACGACTGGGATAGGGCCGGTGCAGGTTTCCCGCCGACAGGCTTGGGTGTGCCGTTGGTCCCTGGCCCGGATGGGGCTGCAGGGGTCGGCGGGATGGGGTCAGGCTTCGGCGTGGGCTTGGGAAGGCCCAGCTTCTCGGCTGCAGCGTCAGGGTCCATGATGCCGGCCGTCACCAGCGCGGCGATGGCCTGCGCCTCAGGCAGAGTCGGGATGACATCATCGGGCAGCGGGTCCATGCCCAGACTGTCCCGGATTTCATTACGCTTCACCGTGCCGTTGGCCACGTTGATGTTGTTGACCTGGGCGCGAACCAGAGGATCAAGCGCCTCCTGGTCCACCCAGGCAAGCTCAGCGTCCGGGCGGCCCATCCGGACGAGCATGTCGTCGATGAGCGACTTGAACCACTTCTTCATCGGCTGGAGACCTTCCTTCTGGGCGGTCTCCTGGGCCGTCTCGGCGGTGCCCCGGTTCATCATCTTGACGAACGGCGTAGGCGGCAGGCTGAAGCAGAAGCAGATGACCCGGGCCAGCCACTCGTCGAACTCGTCCTTGAGGGGGTCCTTCTTCGTGTTCTCGAACTTGCACTCGTTGCCGCCCGGAATGAGCAGTGGCCGCCCGCGCCGCTGCTGACTGTTCCCACGGAAGATCGACTCCCAGTGGGCCTCCATCTTGGCCACTTCACGGGACGACCATTCCTTCGGCACACCGATGATCAGATCGGGGGCGGAGCCGTCCGTGTACCAGGTGAGCTGGTGGAATTGCCGACGCAGGCAGATGTTGACCGTGAGGATGATCTGCTCGACACAGGACAGGCCATAGCCCTTGTGATTCCGGGGGCGCCGCGGGGCATAGATGAGCTGCTCCCGGCTGTAACCCACGGCGGGCAGGCCCTTGATGATCTGGGTGTAGGCCTCGCCCTGCATCGGCACGCGGCCCCATGGGTCCAGCCGGAGCGTGATAGTGCCGCCATGGATCGGCTCGAAGCCCCACACGTCGCCCTTGAGATCACGCCGCACGTAGGCCGTGGCGCAATCGCCGACGAAGTGATCCTCGAGTAGCCGCCCCTGCCACTGTTCCCATGGCTCGCGCTTGTCCGGGCTCTGGAAAAACTTGACCAGGTCCTCCTGCACGTCCCCGAACTTCTTCCCGCCCGGCGCCTTCTTGAGCCGGATGGTCCACTCCTGGGCCGCCATCTGGTCCTTGCGAGTCTCAATGCAGAGCCGGGTGATGTCATGGGTGTCCGCAAGCTGGTACAGCTCCTGGAACGGGGTCATCTCCTCGGCGCGAGGGGCCCACTGCATGTTCGCCGTGAGGGGATAGTCGCGGAGCCTGCCCGCCACCTCTTCGTCGGCCACCGGCGTCATAGGGGTGCCCGGGCCGAAGAACTGCTCAGCCGGCGTGGACCCGTCCCAAACCCAGCGGGCCAGCGCGGCGGCGCGGGACACCAGCGACGAGGGCTGACGCACGGCGCTGGACATCGTGGAGACGTCCACCTGCTTGCCGCCAGCCATGGCGCCGGAGAGGAGGGGGGTAGCCATCAGGTGCCCTCCCCGGGAAGACGCAGGTCATGCCGACGCTCGCAGGTCCGCTCAATGTGATCCACTCGTCCCGAAAGGGTTTCCACCCGCCCGACGAGCTCGGTATGGTCCACACGGAGGGAGTTGACCTTGTCTGAATCGTCATCTCGTAACTTCATTAAATGCTTGATATCAAGGCCCTGATCCTTGAGCCGGTCCAGCAGCATCAGCTTGATGACGCCAGCCATTCCGGCAATAGTCACGCCACAGACGGTCAGCAGGACGAGAAGGATGGAGACGGGGTTCAGTTGGGGATTCACTTCTTTCCCCCCAGGTATCCCGCCAGGGCCCCAAGGGCGAAACCCTCGATGCGCCCCTGCCAGCGGCTGGCCGTCACGGCCTCTTTCCATGCCTGGGTTGCAGCGGCCTGGGCCGTCGCTTGTTTGTCCCGCAGGTCACAGGCAGCGTGCCACTCATCTCGGCTGGTGGTGAGTTGGACGATCACCAAGGCCTGGTCCGCGTTCTCAGCCTTCAGGCTCACGACTTGGGTGGCCTGGGCTGCGATTACCTCAGCATCCTTGGCAATGACATCATCCCGAACGTCAGCCACAGGGGGAGAACCTGGATCAACGGCAGGCACAGGCCTGGCCGCCAATCTCTTGAGCAGGACCACGCGCTCGGCCTGGAGCTGGGCCACAGTCTTTTCGGCGGCCAGGGCCCGGTCATGGTCGGCGGCTTGCTGAGCCACGAGGGCCGGGACCTTCGCATCCGATGCCTGGGCATGGGTAGTCTCAACCTTCGCCTCCGCTCCAAACGTGGCCGCCTGCGCCTCAGCCTTCACCCCCTTGGCAGCGGCATGGTGCTTGATGCCCCAGGCCGTTCCCCCCACCAGCAACAGAGCGGCCAAGACGCAAGCGGCGATCTTCTGAATGGACGTCATGTGGTGCCCCCGTCCGCGCCTGAAGCGTCCGGCACACCAGCGCCGGGGGCGGGTGGGGCCTCGACCCCGACGGCCTTGCGGGAACAGATCATTTCCGTCCCCTTAGCCCAACCGTAGGAACCGAAGGCGGCCCCCAACCAGAGGGCCACGTGCTCGATAGGCGCGCCGCGGAACTCCTGAGCGACGGCGACGCCCAGGGCGATGATGGCGTTGACGCGGCCCGTGCTGAGGTCGCCCCGCCAGCCCTGGATGAGGGTGAGGAACTTGCTCATGGCAACGCCTCCGCACGCTTGAGCCAGCCATCCAGGAACTTCGCGTTCTGCGGCCGATTGGCCGCCCGGGCCCGGTAGTAGTCGCAAGCCTCTTCCACCAGCTCGCGCAGGATCGCGTCGGGACTTGAGGCATTCAGGGCCGTCTCGGTGGCGGGGCCATACGTCCCGTCCTGGGCCACCGGCACGCCGAACTCGGCCAGCGCCGCCTGAACCAAGTGGATCGCCGGATGCAGCCCCTCGTTGACGGCCAAGTCCAGGATCTTCATCGCCACCCGCTGGTCCAGGGCGTCGAACCTCCAGAAGGCGGCACGGTAGATCGAGGCCAGCTTTTCAGCGCTGATCGCCTTCAAGTCATCAACCGTGCCGATTCCGTAGGCCTTCGCCAAGTAGAGCGTCAGCCCCCAGGCCGTGGCGCCCCCAGCGTCATCGGGGTCATCCGTGGACCAGAAGTGCTCCTTGCCCAGCGCCTTGACATGCGCCATCCCCGCGGCGATGTCCTGCTCCAGGTGCCCGTCAGCACCGACAGGCCAGCCGATCACCTCATGGTTGAGGACCCAGGGCAGGGCAGCGGTGAATTCAGCCATTCCCCAGCGTTAGGCCTGCGCTGTGCCATTACCTTCAAACCGTGGCAAAACCTATGCGACGAAGTTCCAGACCCGGTAGACCGTCCGGACGCTCACATGATGATCCCGTGCCACCAGGTGAGCCTGAGTCCGCCTGTCCTGGATGATTGCCCGGTACCGCCGCACCCGCCGATAGCTATGCACGGTGGGGACGTACCACTGGCGCCCCCCGGCGATGATCAGGAAAGCCTCGACGTCCAGGTCGGGGCAGAGCTGCTGGAGGATCTGGAGCAGGTCGTCGGTCATCGCGGAGCTCCACATGACGGGCAGCGCACGGATGCAGTGATGACGACGAGGGTCTGGCAGTAGGCGCAGCGCGGATTCCGCTGCTCGAACAACTTCACAGGGAAGTATCGGCAGGGCGGTGGGTCTTCAGGCTCGTCGTAGCTCTGTGGGATGTAGTAGGCAACCAGAGGGGCTTCCTGGTCCCTGAGCCGGTAGCGTCCAGGGGGACAGCGTCGGATGACTTCCTGCACCTTCGGCGGCTTAGTTTCAAGCCATGCTATAAACTCGGAATTTTCAAGGATTGAGGTCATTCCGGCTCCCTCATAAGACGCCCTAACTTGGTCAGTCGCACTTGATAGAACACCCTGTCGTATTCGACGATCCCCTCGTCCTGCCACTTATTCACCAGGTGGTAGACCCGCTCGGATCGCATGGTGGCGAAGGCCGGCTGGAGGTCGATCTCCTGGTCAGGGTCCGGCACGCTCATAATTGAACTGAGTAGACGGGTTTCGTCGTCTGGACGGTCTGGCATTCCTCGCTCCTTTCCTTGGTCCGCAGGTGTTCAAGGAAACCCTCGCCAGCGCGGGCACCCATCAGCGCCGTAATGCCCCAGACCAGCGAGTCCATGCGATCCGGGCTCTTCTGGTTGGGGTCCAGTGGGTCGAACTCACAGAGTTGGTCCTCAAGCTCAGGGAAGAACCCCACATGGTGGACACGGCCCTGCTCGTAAAGGGCAGCCACAGGCTCGGCACGGATCGCCTTGCCGCGGCTGGCTGTGACCTTCTCGAACGGCACGTTGCGACCCGCAGGGCGGCCGTCAATCACGACGTGGCGCACGGTGGACTCAATCATGTCCCCGCCGTTGTTCGCCTCGCCAATGATCCGGTCAGCCTCCCAGAACAGATAGGCCTGCACCGCTGCCGTCGCCCATTCGTCCGGACTGGCCAGCAGGCTGCGGTCCTCCAGAACGTAGTAGTGCTCCGGACTCTGCTCGTCCACGCCCACCGGCACAATACCCGTCTCGTCTGAATCCTCGGTGCTGGTCACGGCCGGATCAATCGGAATGACGATGCGCAATAGCTGGGGCGCCTTACGCAGCCGGCCCTTTTCGATATCGGCCCGCTTCCATAGAGCGTTCGGGTTGTCGTCCAGGATCTCGCCCTCGAGCTCCTGCCGACCCAGCCGTGTGCCCTGGTATTTGTTGACGATATGGGTAAAGAATGCGGCGGCGAGGTTGGCCTTGTTCTCCACGCTGCGGCCTCGCGTGGTTCGTGTGGTCGGGCTGGCGGCCAGTTCGCGGATTAGTTTGGTGGGCCGCGGCGTGGTGGTGACGACCACCTGGGGCTGTGTTCCCAGGCGCAGGCCAAACTGCAGCTGGTCCCAAGCATCCGGGAAGCGCCAGGAGGCCAGCTCGTCCACCCATGCCCCGTCATGCTGGGGGCCGCGCAGCAGATCCGGCTCATCCGCAGAATACAAGGTGGCCAGCGCTCCATTGGCCCAGGTGACGCGGCGCTTGCTCGGCTCATACTTTGGTCGGTTCCAGGGCGGGCACACGCTCAGGAGTCCACTGGAACCCTCCACCATCACGTCTCGGGTGTCAGCCGCGGTCCTGGCCACCAGGGCGAAGCGTCCCCGTTGCCCCGCCTCGACCTCAGCCCGTACCCACTCGGCACCTACCCGGGTCTTGCCCCAACCTCGGCCAGCCTGGATCAGCCATGAAACCCAGTCGCCGGGAGGGGGTAACTGCTCGGGCCGCGCCCAGTAGTCCCAGTCATAAGCCAAGGCTTCGGCCGTCTGTGGATCCAGGGATTCGACCCACGCCAACCGCTGGTCGGCTGGCATTGCCATGGCCTGCTCGGCGAGGGACTGGCTCATAAGCCCAACATCCGTTTGAGTCGGTCCTTGGCGTCTGAGGTGTTAGTCGCTCCATTCTGGGCGGGTGGAGGTGGGGTTGTAGCACCAGGTGCAGCCGCGTTAATAACTTGGATCATGGCCGCAGGGTCGCGCAAGTCTTCGGCACTGGCGGTTGAATCCAACCCTTGCACCCGCGCCCTAAACATGTGAGAAAGATGCGCTGCACCTGCAAGTGTATTCTCTCCAATCCTTCGACGTTCGTTCTCAACCTCGACTTGGGCCACTACCTCACGCTGTTGAGAAATAGGTAGCTCTACCATTTGCGTCACAAGGGTTTTGACAATCTTCACCCCGTGAGAAACCCGACGTGACACCAAGGCCCTGTCCACCCCGAACTCCTTGGCGAGTGAGGCCATGGACTCACCCTTGGCTGCGCGCCGGCCAATCTCGTCCCACTGGGGCTCTGTGAGTTTGGGGGGGCGGCCAACAGGCTTGGGTTTCATGCCGCCACCTGTTCCTCAAACTGCGCCAGGGCCTCCGCCACGGACGAGGCCCAGAACGCAATGGCACCCTTGGCGGCCAGGAAGGCCAGCATGCGGACCTGCAGTTCGGTGGGCTTGCCACCAGGTGCCTTGACCTCGATGTAGATTGCACGGCCAGAGGGTGGAACCACGCCCACCAGGTCCGGGAAGCCTGCTGGGGTGGCCGAGTAGCCCCCAGCGCCTCGTGCCTGCCCCTGACGCATCCCTGCGGCCCCGGAATCGACATGGACAAGGGCAATGCGGTGCTTGAGCCGGAACGCGTCCTGGATGGCCCTTTGCACGGCCTTCTCGGGTTGGGCCTTTCGCTTCTTCGGCTTGGGCTCACAAAAGCCACCGAGGGGAGGGGAGTAGGAATCATTCACAGGGCACCTCACGGTTGAGAGGGGCCAGCCCCTCTCGTTTTGAAAACCCCTCTCCGAAAATTTCCTTAGAGAGATAAGGAATAGAGAGAGGAGAGAGAGGTGAGAGAGGTATATAGAGAAAGGACGGAGAAACAGACAGTGAAGAAAAGGCAGGATTGGAAATCGCCCCCCAGCCTCTCACCCCTCTCAGATGGCATAGCTGCGCACTTCCAACCCCTCTCGGTGACCACCCTCTCACCCCTCTCACCCCTCTCATTCCTGGGGAGGAATCCATATCGCAACCCTCCTTTCTCCAGTAAGTGAGCGCACCCATCCCTTCCTTCGAAGGAGCTTCCCGAGGCGCTGGCCCGCCGCGTTCGTGTGCTGGGCGGCAGGGATGCCCATGTGGGTGAGTAGGCCTGACAGGCTATAGCCGGACGGTCGCTCCTGGGCAGCTCGGCGGGCAGCGTTGTCGATGAGTTCCACCGCCTGGTGGATCAACTCCTCCCACGGGTCCTCAGCTTCGAACCGTGCGGCGTCCTTGGCCCGCAGGCTTTCCCGGGTCTGGTCCAGCCAGTGGGGGACCTTGTGGGACTCCAGGTCCATGGCCTCGGCCCACAGCTGCTCGCGCCAATCCTTGAGGAGGTCCAGGTCGATCTGGGTGCAGTTGATCGGCCAGAAGCGCCGGGAGCCGGTGGGATCGAAGAGGAAGGACTCCTGGTTGGTGGTGCCCACCAGGAACCCCGAGCGCTTGAAAGCCAGGGCTGTGCGGCCGTAGGGGGGACGGTAGACGTCCTCGCTCGAACTGAGGAACGATTTCACCCGCTCGATGGCTTTGGTCCCCGTGGTGTGGTCCAGCTCGGCCAGCTCGGTGCACCACTTCCGGTGCATGACCATGAAGCCGTCCTTCGATTCCACATCCAGGGGGCTGTCGCCGAACCACTGGTCCCCGATGAGGGTGTGCCAGAAGGTGGACTTGCCGAGGCCCTGGTCCCCGACGAGCACCGGCAGGGTGTCCAGCTTTGTGCCGGGCCGCAGGACGCGCCGGCACGCGCCGATCATCGTGCACCGCAGGTAGTGGGTAGATAGGGGGCTCTCGGCAAAGAGGACCTCCTTACCCACCCGGTGGATCCGCTCCTCGCCGTCCCAGCGTAGGGCCTTCAGCCACTCCCGAACGGGATGGACGTTGGTCTCCATCGCCTGGGCCATGATCTTGGAGGCCATCTCCTCACGGCCGAAGGCAATGCCGTGGTGGTCCTCGATCTGCTCCTGGGCCCAGTCGATGAAGGCGTCAGTCACGTCCTTCTTATTGAACATGACCGCCTGGGTCATCTCGTTCATGGCCAGGGCGGGCCCCCATGCTGGATCGAGCCGAAGGATCTTGGCGAGGTTGCCCGGGGTCTTCTTGATCGTCCCGTTCTTCGTGTGGGTGAGGACATCCTGGAGGGTGACCTCGCCGCCCTCGTCCAGGGTGGGTGTGCTGGTGGAGGGCGTCAGTGGCGTGTAGGCGGTGCGCAGGGGCTCGGCCTCGAGTAGGTAGCCGAAGGGTTCGGACCCGTTCTCCCGGGCGCTGGTGACCTTGGTGTGGAGCTCTGCCTCGGACCAGGGCGGAACACACTTCGAGTTCCAGGCCAGCAGGTATTCCAGCGCCTGGGCGTCGGTCAGATTGAACCCGCGGACCAGCTTGCAGGCCACGCGGAAGGTGTGCACGTCGCCACCTTGACCCTCCACTGCGCCGGGCGTGGCGTCCAGGTAGGCCACCACACGTTTGTCCCCGTCGGCATGCGCTACGCGGGGCAGGGGCGTGACCCGGGCGCCGAGCCATGCCGGCTGGAAGAGAGGGAGGGTGGCACCGGGGGCCCAGTTCCCCTCCTCCTCGTACATCGCGCCGTTCGGGTGGATCGAGCCGGGGGCCACGACATAGCCACCGTCGCCCCGCACATCCAAGGCCATCCCTCCCAGCTTCACGTTGTTCTTGATGGTGACGCCTGGATGCCGGAAGAAGAAGTGCTTCCCCTTGCCGGTGCGGGTGCGCATGGGGCTCGGATGGTTCGACTGGAGCCAGTTCACGGCGTCCAGGCTGTCGCCGTCCACGGCCACCAACTCGGACACGGCCCCCGTGACGATACCGATGTTCAGGTCCACCCCGCCGTCGAACCACTCGCGCACCTCTTCGACGGTAGCGCGCCGCTCCTGGTAGGGCTTCCAGGACGCCAGGGCCGGTCGCTTATCCCGGGCCTTGAGGGGAATGACTGAGAACCCCAGGGACAGGAGGCGCAGGGCCTGGTCCAGGGGGTTCGGGCGATGGTGAGGGGCGGCGGTCATGAGGCCCCGTCCCGCGCCCTGATCTCAGCCAGGATGGTCTGCCGTGCCTCACGCAGATGGGCCACAGCATCGCCGATCCTCGGCTCCTGGGTCACCAGGGCTGCGTCGGCCTCCTGGATGGCGTGCAGGGCTTTGAGGAGATTCGCGCCGTCGGTCATTGGGCGGCCCACGCCACGAGGGCCATGCCGGCGAGGAAGAGGAGGACCGTCCAGAGACCGGCGAAGGTCGCGCGGTGGCGTATGCACCCGCAGGGAACGTCCCGTATTTCGGCGCTGAAATCAGAGTAGTAGGGCGCCTTGAAGGAGCCCTTGCCGTGGCAGGTGGGGCAGGTCTTCGGCGTCACCCAGCTGAGCAGGAAGAGTCCGAAGGCGGCCACCGAGGCGACCGGGTTCTTGAGGCGCTTTCTCATAGCGGCACCTCCCCCATGTGCATCAGCTCCATGGCGAACTGAGATACCTGCTGGGCGTTGGCGAGGTCGTGGCGGAGGCGGGAGTTCTCGCAAAGGATACAGGTGGGATCACAGTTGCCAGAGCCGTCCCGGAGTTTGTTGTGCGCGTAACCCCAGTGGGAATCGAGGATGGCTTTGATTTGGGTCTCCAGTGTGGCGATGCGGACGTCCTTGGCGGTGAGGGCCGGACCAGAGAAGGCCTTCATCTGGCAGTCGTAACAGGGCCGTTCGAGCAGGACGCCGTGCTCGCAAGTTGTGCGGCTCATGACTGCACCTCGCCCGCAGGCTCGACGGGCGCAGGCTCCGGCGTCGAGTCGGTCTTCACGGCCTTCTCAACCAGCTGGATGATGGCCGTGGTGCGGTCCTCATGGGCTTTGACTTGGGCGGCGTGAAACCGGCCGTTGATCTGGTGGAGCTCGCGGAGGTAGGCCTCGGTGGTCATCACCTGACACCGCCTTCGGCGAGCTGCAGGATGGCTTCGACGAACCGGTTAATATAAGCTCCGTCGTGCCCCGCCTTGTGGGCGACACCCTCGATGGAAAGTCCGGCATCCCAGACCAGGGCGGCCGCCATGAAGCAGCAGATGATCAGTGGGACGTCTTGCAGAGCGAAGGGTTCTGATTTACTCTTGGTCATGCTCGTTCCTCCTATGAACGGGTGAGTGTCAAGCCGCCGGGTCGCTCTGGCGGCTTTTGCGTGGAGGCCATAGATCAGGCCGGATGGTGGACTTCGGGATGCCTGTTTCGTTGTGGATCTTGACCGCAACCTCAGCAGTGGCGCGGGTGCGCCCGGTGATGATGCACCAGAATTGAGAGTAGGACTTGAAGCCTACACGGTTCTGCAGGTCACGGATGGGCATGGTGAGATAGGGTCGGAGATCTGTCATATCCCAAGTATATGCTCCCCCCTGGAATCGTCCAGTGTGATAATTGTCACTTGCACATTCCGCTGGACGGCATAACATGAACCTATGCGAAAGACCCCGAACGGCAGCCTATTTGATACCGAGCCTGGGATTGGCGGGCTGAGAGCATACCTCCCAATTTTGACAGCCGTTGAAAATGGGAAGGGTGTTCTGGATGTTGATACCGTGAAGGGCTGCACCCTTGGGATGCAGGCTTATCCGGAGGGCGGTTGCTACGGGGAGTGCTACGCCGCAAAGACTGCGGCCCGTTATGGAATTGACTTCGCAACCAGTGTCACCCGGCAGATGAATCACAGATCATGGCGGGATGTCTTTTGTATTGTGCGGGACCACCGGGCAACATGGTATCGGATTGGGACCGCTGGTGATCCTTGCCACGACTGGGAGAACACCGTCAGGGTTTGCGAGGCCTTGAGGGGAACAGGCAAGGTTCCAGTCATCATCACCAAACACTGGATCGCCGCTAGTGATGACCAACTCAAGCGGCTTTCGGCGCTGGCTGCTGTAATAAACACCTCAACCAGCGGCATGGATTCAAACCCCGAACTGTATTACCTGGTTGGGCAGATTGGTCGAATCCAATCGTTTGGGATCGTGAGCGTCTGCCGGGTTGTGACCTGTGAATACGGTGACACAGGTTGGGGCCGCGAGTGCCGTGAAAAACAGAATTACCTGTTGTCACTTGAACCATCAATCGACAATCCACTGAGGGCATCACAACTCAACCAGCGGGTTCTAAGTGGTGACATTCTCTTAACGAAGCACCAAGAATCTAGGGGAGGTGGCAAATACCTATCACTTCACAATGAAAGTGTCTATCTCGGAACTTGTGAAACTTGTCCAGACCAGTGCGGGGTTCAGAACCATTTAAGCACAAAACGAAAGTAGGATCTATGACCTTCCAAGAAACACCCATTTTCCCCTCTGAGATCGAATGGGTCTATGTGCCCTGCATCATCGGGTCTGGGTTTGAAGAGGACATCGCCAAACTCGCAATTGAAGATGGGATCGCAAAGCGTGCGGCACGCAAGAACATGCAGATTCATTCTGCCATTGTCCTAAAGATCGGCGGGGAGTTCTCCGGGTTCTTCACCTTCCAGAATAACGATGTGTCCCGAGAGTTCTGTCTTCTCCAGTCGGTCATCAAACCCGAGAAATACACCAAGGCCCTCTATGCTCAGATGGTGCGGGAAGTGATCGCACGAAACCTACACGCCTACCCGGCAATCATCACCACTGACCCCAAGAGCAAGTTTGAGACGCCTGCCCTGTTCGAGAGTGTGGGGTTTCAGACCTATCTCAAGATGTCTGGGTTCCACTACATGGTTCACGGTGACCTGGCAGATGTCCGAATGAAACTCCTGGCCCACATCACCATGACCAACGTGTGGAATTCGATCAAGGGCGACTGGCTACGGTTGAAGTGCGAGTGGCGGGAGCGGATCGACGCTGCTGGTGAAGCTAACGGCGTAGCGAACCCAGCCTATGCCACCCGCGAGGGATGTTGGCAGGGTGAAGCTGGTTTCTCAAATGTGGTCCTTCAGACCCGGACCATTGAGGACGGTGAGATCAAGACAAACAAAGAAAAGTCTCACAACGGGAACGCTTCTGTCCTTGACCCTGTGGCCTGTGAGGTCATCGCCCGGTTCTTCATGCCCAAGGATGGCCGCAGGATCTATAACCCCTTTGGCGGGGGGGTTCAATTCGGTTATGTGGCCGGGGCCTGTGGGTTTGAATACATCGCCAGCGAGATCCGGCAGAACCAAAGCGATGCGAACAACAAAATATGCTCCGAGTTCCCGAATGTGAAATGGATCAAGAGCGATTCGTCAACCTTCGATCCTGACGGGATGTTCGATCTAGTGTTCACATGCCCCCCCTACTACAAGGTGGAAAAGTATGTGGATTACGATGGCAACTCACCGGAGGGTGAGATCAACTCCCTGAACACATACGAGAAGTTCCGTGATGTTCTGTTCGCAGGCTACAAGAAGGCCATCGAACACCTGAACGACAACTGCTTCTTCGTGGTGATGACCGGAGACAGTCGGGACAAGAATGGGGCCTATTACTGCTCTGAGTCCGAGACAGAGCTTTTCTTCAAAGAGAACGGGCTGTCTGTTTACAACAAGATCATCTACCTGGAGTGCGAGTTCACCCGGTTGGCCCAGGCCAAGAAGACCTTGAACACACGGAAGTTCCCCAAACGAGAACAGAAGATCATTGTGGCGTTCAAGGGCGATATTTCAAAGATCAAGGACACCTTTGCCCCCGTTGGAAGGCTGTGATTTTTATCACTTGACTATGCCATAAACCGGAACATCATTAAGTCATGCAAGCCCGGCGAGTCAAGGCAGACCGGATGATTTTTGAGGGGTGGGGGCCAAGAGCTGGAGCCTGTGGAAAGATTCCGCCCCTACCCCACTTCAACCGCCACCACAACCCCTGAGCGACCAGGAGACGACATGACCCGCACCCCCGAACAGCAAGCACCGCCGGGCAGGGCGGGCGCCGAAGGTCTACCTCAACCAAAGGAGAATCGCCATGAAACGCATCATCCGCCTTCGTCCCAGGAAGCCGCTGAGGCCAGCGGCATGAACGAGTTCAAAGCCGCCCCAGAAGAACTGCAGCAGATCGTCGCCGATCATCGCCTTTGGTGGGAGACCGGCGGCAAGGCGGGCAAGGAGGCCA